GTTTTTGCAGATGACCTTTTTAATTGTCCTAATGATCTAGCGCAGTATGATTTTCTGCGATTTGCAGCTTTTGACCCTTTTTTCACTTTTCCAGTCACGGCTGTTTTTAGTTTTGAACCGGGATTTGCTCTTCTATAGGCAGCGACACCGGCTCGTGTCATACCTGCTCCAGACTTTGTAGATCTGTAGTTCTTTTTATTTCTAGGAATTGGTTTATCCCTGTTTCGTCTCATTACTGACTCTTTCTAATAGCTTCAGCAGTTGGTGCTCCTTTTGCACCTTTTCTTTCTCATCTTCTTACCTTTTTTTCTTTTTTGATGAATGTTGTACCACAAACCTTTTTTGGCAGTGCGTCCGTCTTTAGTTTTATGAGTGTCTCCACCTTTTCTAAAACCTGCTCTTCCACCTTTAGACATTAATTTAAAATCTTCACCAGATATTGTACCATCTTTATTTTTATCTAGTTTTTTTTGACCACCAACTAATTGTCCTGAATTATATTTTTTTCTCATTTATTTTTCTTTTTTTTAAATGGATCTTCTTCCATAAATTTTTTATATTTGGGAAATTTCTTTTTAGCAACACCATGAGCTGTTGCACCCCCAACACCTGTAGCTAAAGCAGCTGTAATTCCTTTAGTTTGATCTTTTTTTATTTTTATTTTTCTAGCTTTAACAGCTTTATCATATTGATCGTTAGCTGCAGAAGTTGATTTAACAGAAGACGCTACTTTATTAGTAGAACTAGCTTTAGTACCAAATTGTTGTCTTATTTTAAGAAGATCATCAGTATTTTTTCTTCGCTCAGTTAATCTATTTGCAATTTTTACTGTATTTAATTGTTTTAGGTAATTTACTTGCTTTATATCCGTATCCTAAAATTCCCATTATTTTTTACCTGCTCCGTTTCTAAATATTTGTGTTCCTTTTATACCATAAATACTTGCAACGACAAGTATCCATAAATTTGTAAACCAGCTCGGCAGTTGCTGGAATTGATCAAAGAACTCTTTTATCTTGGCAGAAGCGCCCGGATCGTCTGAGAAGACCCCGTACGCAATAACTAATATCGGGAGCGTCAACACGATAAGGACGAACTCGTCTTTCCAGTCCGATTGCCTTGCTTCTAAAAGTTTACCCTGGTACTGCTCCTCACCGGAAGCCATACGAGCAGCATGCATGTGCTGTGCGTCCGCCATAGCCATTTTCGTCTCTTGACGTTTTTTAAATATGTGCGTACCAGCTTGTAAAGCAACTTTTGCTAAACTAAACCACGCCATATTAGTACCAAGTAGCTATTTTATTTTTGTTAGCAAGCATTCTCTTAGTACCTTTAACCTTTTCCTTGTCTCCAGTAGGAATATAGTTAAAAGAACCATTCGAAGTAGTCTTAGATCTAGGGTCTATCTCTAGATTTTGACTAGGAACCTTGATAACTTTTTCTTTTTTGTAGTTTATCATGATTTTTTCCTTTTATTAGTTTCTTTTATTAACGTCAATCGTTTCTTTTTTGTTAGCTGTAGCTAATTTAACATCTGCAGCCAATAAAGCTTTGTCCATAGTCGTTTCATCTCTCATTTCAGCTAATTCTTCGTTCTGATCGATTTTATCTTCATGAATTTCTTTGCCTTGGACTAATTTAGCTCTATCTAAATCAGATTTAGCTTCATCATAACGTTTTTTACGATAATTTTCTTCTGCTCTTAAGTCAACTTCTCTAGATTTTAGTTTTAAAAGAGGGTCATGGTCGTATTGAGAAGTAATTTTCTTTTCTTCCTTCATAAAATCTTCTGTCATCTCTGCAATCAACACTGCTTTTCTCGCTTCTATCTGTTGAGTCATCTGTTGTAGCTGTTGTGCAACTTGTTGATTTTGTGCAGCCATAGCTTGCATCTGTTGCATCTGCTGTAATTGTTCTCTAAATTCTAATTGTATTTGTTCTTGAGCCATTAAACTTATGTGTTCTAAAATATTTTTTTGTAATGCAGCCATAACTGGTGGATTATTTCTAACCATGTTAGTTGACATAAAGTTTAAGTGAGCTGTAATGTGTGCTTGATGATCTTGTCCAGGGAAAGCTTGGAAAGGTTTCATACCTAAAGCATCAATATGTTCAATCGATGGATCTTTAGGTGCATTTGGTGGAGGCGGAGGTAATACCGCATCTATATTTTTTACACCTATTGCTTCATACATACTTCTATATACTTGGTACAAGTTATGAATTTGTGGTTGTGATGTTGCAAGTTGTAATTGTGTTTGAGCTAATGTAATTCTTTGTGACATAGAAAAAATATTTGGATCAGCTATTGGTACAACATCTATTCTGTCATCAAAATCAGCTTGCTTAATTGTTCTTGCACCACCGACCACGTCGTATGGATATTCTGGTGGTAAATATTGTGAAATAATTTTAGATAATAATTTAAATTCTTGTTTTCATTTGCTGCATACAGTCTTTTGTGTATTGCAGACATAACTCTTGAACCTCTTTTCAAGTAATGCAATAGTAGTTCCTACAGCTGCATTTTGTTTTTGTGTCTCCAACTTGCATATCAGCAATCGCTGCAAATCTTTGACCAGCTTGTACAACAACACCTAATAATTGTAATAATGTTGGTGATGGTTCTTTGTATGGTAATGGAAAGAAAGCTTCTCTTAAATTACCACCCGGTGCATCTACATCTTTAAATTCACCTGGTTGTATTGGAGACGCTTCATCTCTAACTCTAACACCTCTTTGTTTAAACCCTGCAGGTAAGTTTGCTAACGTTCCTGCGTCTAATAATTGACGGAGAGCAGACGTTGCCGTTCTGCTCAATCCGCCAATCATGTGAATGAGACCAAATCCATAAAATCCTAGTCCTGGCAGAAATTTGAAGTGGACAAAGTATTGGATTTTATTTTTTTTAGGCTCATTGGGCGCAAAGTTCCTTCTAATAGAAAGAACTGTTCGGCTGCCTTCTTCTACAGTTACTATGTAGGGCAATTTTATTCCAGTCGGTTCTCCATCTTCACCGACTTCTTCAAAACCTTCTAAATCTAAGTTAACGTGGCACTCTAATAAGTTATAAACTGGTTCTGCTTTTCCAGTTTTCTTTGTACCTTCTAATTCACGTTCTTTACTTTTTAATTCGTCATTTGTTGTAATACCTGGAGGCCCTAAATCTACATCTCTATAAAAACCACCTACTTGTTGTTTTCTTAATTCATTTTCAGAAATTTTAACAACATGTATTACAGATTCCGCATCATCTAAACTTGTTGCAGTGTATGGCACTACTAATTCATCAGCTGGTACAAACTTAGACACAACTCTTCCAATAGCTGTATCATAATAAACTTTTTTAAATGTTGATCCTGCTAGTGGTAAATGAAATAACATAGAATCAAACTCTGGTTCGTATTCTTTCATTTGATCCATTATTAAATAATTCATATAATCTTTTACACGTTGTGATTGTTGTTCTGTTGCTGGAGTCTTAGCTCCTATCACTTGTGTTCTAACTGGTCCATCAGCTGGTAATAATTCTTTGTATGCTTGTGCTTGGAATTGTGTAACTGCTTCTGCTAACACTGGGTGTGTTGCACCTGAAGCTCCTTGAAATGGTTCTGATCTATTTTCATATTTAAATCCTAAAAGATCTAAACCTTGTGTATATGATTGTTCCCATTCCTTTCTTGAATTTTTATAATCCATAAAATTATTAACCATGTCTCCACCAATTGGTGATAAAACATCGTCTGGTAAAATATCTGCTAGATTATCAAAATGTGATTCTGTTCCCGGTATATTTATAGCTCCCGGTTCAAAGTCAATTGTTGCACCACCATCTTCTTCTGGTGTAACTTCTACTGGTCCTTTTTCTGTGACTTCTTCCTGAACACTAACTTGCATTTCTTCTTCTGAAGGAAGATCAACTTGTTTACGTGTGTTAGGGAGTCCTTTATCTATATCTGCCATTTATACTCCTATATCTTCTTAACATTATTATACACATAAGGCAACCCCTGTGGTTTTGGTCCTGACTCAGGGGCAATAGTCTTTGTTAAACCTGCAATACCACCATCTGCAAACATCCTTGGTGGTAGCATTTTTTCATCTACAGGTTCTTTTGTAAAGCCATCTGTTTTTTGATATTCTTCATATATTTCATCTAATTCATTACCGCTATATGAATAATTATATGGTTTATCTCTTTTATTATAATTACCATCAAATTTTTTTGTAAACATAATATTAAAATTAGGTTCTAACTCATTGTTTAATGAACCACCTATTTCTATTATACCTCTATTTTTTTTCAAAATTGATTGATCTTCAGGATCATATGTATTTAAATCAAATTTTTTGCCGTATTTTAAAAAATTTTGTTTATCTATAGTTAAACCATCTAATATTCCATCATTAAATTCAACACCATAATTAAGATTAGTTCCTTTATCTCCTTCTTTTCTATTTGCAAATAATTTTGAATTATCTAAGTATTTTTCAAATTCATATTTTTTTACATCCTCACCTNTAGTGTTATCTCTCTCAAAAGTTGCTCCTATAGTTGTTGAGCCATCAGGAAAAGTATATGTTATTCCAGAATCAGTTTTATCTTTATTATCAGAAGTTTCTGTTGTAGTTTGTAATGAAATATTTCCAAAATCAAGGTTTTTAGTATTAATAGGGCTTCCAAATGAAATACCTACTTTGTTAAGATTATTTTCTTCACCTTGTGCAATATTTAAACCAATAACACCTTCATCTCCAACAGTTTTAGCTACATCAAGACTTTTAGTTATAAAATTTTTATCATCTTTTGTAATAGCAGGTTTAAATTTTAAACCTTGTTCATCAAACTTAAGCATTCCACTAGCTTCTATAGTGCTTCCACTACCTTCCTCTTCGTTAAAAGAAATTCCAAAAATATTGTTTTTAATTGTAAGATCTAATATATCATCGCCTGCTAAATTTTGTGCCGCACTCATTTTAGCTTGAAAATCTTGGGGTAAGTCTAAAGATGCTATAACTTCTACAACAGAATTTTCATCTATTCTTGTTGGAAGAGCATTTTCTAAACCTATTTTATTTGATAAGTATTCAGCACCTTTTGTTTCTACACCGGTTGCCATGTTTGTTAAATTAATACTTACATTTCCCATTTTTGTTTCCCACTGTTTTATTATATTTTCTTTTTCTTCTTTTTCTGCATTTTCAAATGCCCAAAGAAAAGATTTAACAAAGCTTGTTTTGTTTTGTTTAATTACTTCTGTACTTCTTCTTTGAGCCAACTGTTGTATATCTTTCATTCCTGCAGTAGAGCCTACACCACTTTCTCTTAATTCTGAATTATCAGATGGTTCTCTTACACCAACTATGTTTTTTACAATTTCATCTAAATTTATTTTTTCTTTATTAATATCTGTACCATCTGAAAGAGGAATTCTTGCAATACCGCCAGATGCAAATCTAGGACTAAAACCTTCGTATCTTGAAGATGTAGGTCCTTCTAATTTAGACATATCTAATTCAATAGGCACCCCTGCATGACCCTGTGCTCCATAAAGCTGTTCTGCACCAAACATATTATCACTAGCTAAATTATTAATATCATAGCCTGATTGTAATGCTTTTTTATATTGAAGATATATTTCAGGATCTTGATTATTTTCAATTGCAAAATTTATTAAATCTTCATCTTTAACATTCATAAGATTAATATCATCTCTAACTTCTGGTTTTTTCATAAACTCTCTAAAATTAGGAAACATATCAGTATCAATAATTTTTTCTGGAGCTTTTAATTGTTCAATATTATAAATGTCATCATCCCTTGCCATATCTTTAGCTAATTTTTTAGTTTTAGTTAATAAACTATTAGATGTTCTTATGTCCGTAGCTTCGTCTTTCATTCTTTTTGCATAAATTTCTTCTGTTTCTGGTCTTTTAAATTTTTCTACTAAATCTTCTTGTTTTTTAATTAAAGGGTTATAATATTTGTCAACATCTTTTTGAGTTTGAGTAAAGTAATCAAACTCACCTGTTGTAGTAAGATTAGATGCATTATCTTTTTGTGATTTTAAACTATCTAATTTGTTTAATTCTTTTTTGTAATTATTAACTCGTTCTATAATATTTGCAGAATTTTCATTTAACAATCTTGTATACATAGATCTATCTGCTATTTTTTCTTGATCTCCAGGTAAAAGATATTGCGATGCCCTTAACAAAGCTTCTTTTGGATTATCACCTAAACCTAGTCTAATTAAAGACTCACCGGTTAAAAAAAGTGCTTCTGGTATAATTCCATATTTTGTAATATTTCTTCCTACCTTTAATAATTTTTCAAAGTTTTTAGCTTGTGATGGTGTTTTAATTTTATTGTTGTTTATTGCGTCAATACCTTTTTTAAAACAAGCTGTTCCACTTTCATATCCAACACGTCCACCGCTTGCTTTAGGATCACAACCAATAGCTTCTATTAATTGTTTGTCTAATTCTGTAATTTTTTTAAATGTTCCTTTTGGAATTGTAGCTCCAAGTTCTTTTGCTTTTTTAACGGCGCTTTTTAAATCTAATTCTTTACCAAAAAATCTGTCTCTTTTTACCATTGATGGTGAAGACTGTATGTTTAGTTTTTCTAAATCTTTTTTAAAAACGTTAAATGCTTCCTTTTTATTTTTTAATGGTTTACTTGTGTTAGAAGCTTTTGCCCAAGCTTTTTCAAAATCAGTTCTAATTTTAAATTCTTTTACGTTATCATCATAAAAAGCTAAACTTACTTTTAAAGGATTATTGTGTCTACCAAAATCATGTTGAATAGTAAATGCGTTTGAACTCATACCAGTATTGTATCCTGGTATTAAAACTTCATTAATAATATTTCTTAAACCTAAATCATTAATAAAAAATTTTTGTTTATATGGTTTTATTACTTCATTAAAATTTTTAAGATTAAAAGATGCAGCGTTTCTATTAATATAATTTTTAAACGTATTAAAAGTAAATGTTTTATTAGTTTTGTTATCTTTAATTTTTATTTTTCCACTATAAAAATTTTTAGAATTCATAGATTTTTCATAACCTGAAACAATACTAAATCTACCTTCACCAGGATTTTCTTTTGCAGTTTTAACAATATCTTTCCAAAGAGCTTCTTCTGCTTTTGTAGCCGGTGGATCCATACCTTTAAGTTGATATTCTTTTGCTTTAGCTCTTACTCTTGTTTCTTTAAGTTTAGCTCTACCTTCTTCAGTAGACATCATATCATAATATCTAGCTTTTTGTGCCTTACGTCTATTTGCTTTAGATTCTTCACTTCTGCCTTTAGGTTCTTCTCTTTCAAGAGTTCCTAAAAGATTATAAGAATTCATTCTGTCAGCAATTATTTGTTTTGTAAATTTTTTACCATCTTTAGTTTTGTATGATTTAAGTATTTCAAGAAATTCATTGTAAGTCTTTCCCTTATTTTCTTTTAAAAGTTTAATAAAGCCATCTTTGCTCAACATATTTTTTTTAAGCTTGCCACCAGGAACTCCACCATAACCTCCTGTTGTATGTCCTTCAACAATGTTTGATCTTTCAAATTGTTTTAATGATCTCCAAAGTTCTATACCTTTTTTACCCTTGTACTCTGGTTTGTTACCATGAACTTTTTCAGCTATTTGTAATTCTTTTTTTGTTGGATTACCTGCACTTAAAGGTATTCGTCCACCATCAGCTTTTTCTACAGGATTACGTTTCATAAAAGCATTAATAGCTTCCATATCTATAACGTTCTTTTCTTTTTGCTGGTTGTTTTATGTCAGATGCTAATTTTTAATTGACCTGATTTAAGAAGTTTTTGTGCTTCTGGGTTATTGTCAAAAACANCAGAAGCAAATTTAATTCTATTAAATAAATTCATTATTCGCCTAACATGTAAGCAACGCCACCAGCGTTATTTTTCTTACGACCTTTAGGATCAAAGTTCATAAGCTCTACAGTCTGTTCAACTTTTTTAGCATTACCTGGTGATGTTTCTTTCATAAATCTTGCAAACTCTTCTGCAACNGCTGGATCAGATATATNTATNGTACCTGTTTTTTCTATGCCTTCNAAAGTTTTAGTAGGCTTACTTGCTTTTTTCATTTTAGATGCCATCAAATTATTTTTTTGTACTTGGTTAATAACAGCACCATAAATATCAATTCTAGTTCTGTCATCAAGATCTTCATAAAGTTTATTGCCAAATACTTTTGGATTTAATTCTACTAAAGACTCAGCTGCCATTTCTGCATCCATTTTATAATCTCCTGTTGAAAATATATTATCAACAGCTTGGTCAATTTTCTTTTTATTTTTTAATAGTTGCGCAAGTTTAACAAATTTTCCTGCTGCTAAACCAACACGTCCGCCGGATGCTTTTTTAATTACATTTTTACCAGCTTCTTCTATAATTTCTTTTTGAACAACTTCATCTATAGCATCAGCTCCTGCTTCTGTTCCGTCTTGGTCAAACTCTACTTTGTATTCATCATACTCGGAAGATTCGTTAATGCCTTTACGGTTTTCTACATCAACATCTTTTCTAGGTGCTTTGTATTCTAAAACAGTTCTGTCTTCTATAGTGTCAAAAGATTTATCACCATAAGACCCTATACCTGTTTTATCTTTTGTAATTTGCATATCACCTGTTGTGATATCTTCTGTTAATGTATACTCATCACCATTCTTACCTCTATAATTATATTCATTCATTCTTTCTTGAGGTTTTACTTTTGATTCTTTACCAAGTTGTTTAATTTTTTCTGCAAGCTTAAAAAAATATGGAGGAGGTGTAACAACTGTAGACCCTACTACTTTTTCTGCAACAGGGGCTGCTTTGCTTGCAACTTTTGCACCTTTAAAAAATTTACCAAATATAGGTAGTGTTGCAAGACCACCCATAATTTTCATAAATGTTCTTCTGTCCATGCCGTCTTTTAAACCAATACGACCACCTTGTGCCATACCTTCTATTAATGGTTTACCTTCTTTTAATGTATCTAATACATCAGTATAACTCATACCATAGTTATCCATAACNTATGGAATTTTGACCTGACTTACCAGAAGACATTATTAATTGAATGTCTTTGTCTGTTGCCTTACCTATATTTTCTAAAATCAGATATTAATTTTTCAGCGCTGTAATCTCTATCTGGTAAACTTTTTATACCCATCTCATCATCAAACTTAGCTCTCATTGCAAGAGGTATTGCTTCTTCTCCCTCTGCAGTTCTAGTAGGAAATTTTTTTTCTAATGCAAACTCTTTCATAATGTCTGAGTACTCAGGATCATTTTGCATTGCTTTAAATACACCTTCAGGGCTTCCTCGTTTACTAGCTTGCTCTACTGTTTCTTTTAATTCTTTACCACCCATGATTGTTGCACCATCCGGAATTACATTTCCTTCCATATCAACCACATTATCTTTTCGTAAAAATCTATTTTTGTTTGGATCGTTAAGTCCAAGTTTAGTAGCCATTTCATTTAAGTCTACATTACTTAAACTTTTAATTTTTTCTCTTTCTGCTTCGATTAAATTAATTAAGTTAGCATCAATAGGACCATCATAGCCAGATTTTTGTAAACCACTTGCTATAATTTCTGCTCTTTTGTCTAACTCTACTGCATCAAGACCAACGGGAATAGCTTTATTAGTCTTAGCCCATCTTGTTCGTAAATGTTTTAATATTTGCGCCTTCATTAATAATACGCCCTTTTAGTTTTCTCTGTTTTTTCATCCACATAATCTTCTGGGTGTTTAAGTAGACCTGCCTGTCTAAAACGCATTATCGCTTGTGTCGTGGAGTCCACAAGGTCATCATGATCGCCAAACGGAAACGCAGCGCATTCTTCAATGACTTCTTCTGCAAATTTCTGTTCAGGAGCCCATATCATACCAGATTCAAACAAAGGTGCAACAGCATTTACACGGGCATGCTTATCGTTTCCTTTGCTCGGTGTAAAGTTTACAACCGGTATATCCATCTGTCTTAACTCGTACGTTAGAGGCAAACCACTAGCTTTTGCTTCAACAATTACAGATTCAGGCTGCCAGTATTTATATTGCTCTAGTGCTAATCTCCTTAATTCAGGGAACTCATACCTTCCTTTTATTGCATCTAGTAATAATAATTGTGGTCCTGAGTCTTCATTTGGATAGAAAACTCCCCATGTCGTTATTGCACTGTAATCAGCTGTCTCCTTTTTTAAAAATGCGGTATCATAAGATTGTATGACGTGATGTAGTGGTGGTATGGTATCTTCGTCATATTTCATCCACCATTCACGTTTGATCAATGCTCCTTCTTCAGATGTTGGGTTTTGCATCCATTGAGCATTCCATTTACCAACTGGTAAGGTTGCTTGAACCTTTTCTAATTCTTCTATCTTCCAATATTGTGGCCATACAGGAGAAGCTTTTTTTGTTCCATGGTCCATGATCGCTGGAAATTCGACCAAGTCCCATTGATCAGATTTAGCTTCTTTCTGATGCGCTATAAGTTTTCCTGTTAAATCTTTTGTACTCCACCTAGTCATAACGAGTACGATCTTTGCTCCTGGCTGAAGTCTTTGACGTGGACCTGATGTATACCATTCATAAGCTGACTCCATTGCGGTAGGTGATAAAGCATCTTGCTCAGAGTGAGGGTCATCAATTATTAATAGATCGGCACCACGACCGGTAATTGCTCCACCAACACCAGCTGCAAAGTATTCTCCACCCTGAGCGGTTTCCCACCTTCCTGCAGCTTGGGAATCTTCTCTTAATCTTGTTTCAAAAATTTTATGATAATCACCACTATCAATTAATGTTTTTGCTTTACGACCAAATCTAATTGCTAATTCTCCAGTGTGGGTTGCTTGAATAATCTTTAACCTTGGCTCACGGCCCACCATCCATGCTGGCAAAAGATAAGATGCAAATTCTGATTTTGTATGCCTAGGAGGCATGTTTACTATCAAACGAGTTATCTCGCCTGATGCAAGTTTATTAAATTTTTCTGCTATGTGCCTGTGATGGGGCCCCTCAACAAATTCTGGCCACACACATTTGACAAAACTTAAGAAATCATTTTTAGCTTTATTCTGTATTTTTTTTTCTGCATGCATTACCTGCAATTTTCTAAATGTCTTTCTTACATCTGCAGGTAGCTTACTTATATCTACTTGATTCAAATCCATAAAATTTTTTTAAAATTTTTTCGCACCCTACTTTAAGTGTTCAATATGTTTTTACCACCTTAAACTGTCTAAATCAAGCATTACAACCTGAAGTAGTGGGACCCCTTTTTAAAAGTTTGGGGGTGGGTATCGATGTTTAATGGATATTGGATATGGCTTGGGGCCCGATGTTATACTTGGCGCGTTAGCGCCAAGTATTTATGGTTGTCAGTTATATTTCTTCTTACGTGCTTGTAAGTAGTCTTTGTATTCTGTTGTGTCCTGTGTTTTCTCAATAAGAAAAGGCAGTACTAACATAGACATAGCATATGTCATCGCCTCGTCTCCTATTTGTTTGGCGCAGTACTCTACTCTTGCAACCATTTCTTCTTTGTCCTTTGCATTATGTATGAACAATGCAGTATGTATAATCTCGGGTGTAAGATGTTTAGGAAAGTTTATCTCTCCATTTGAAAAATCTTTGCCGAAATGTTTTGTAGTTTTATCTTTCATAATAACTATCCTACATTATCCATTGTCATTGTCAACTGATTTGATTGTAGTTCTTGTTGCCATATATGGTACTCGTTGTGGTCTATTCTCAATACCACTATTATAATCATATCTATAACTCTCGTACTTTTCTTTTACAACCTTGATCGGTGTTTCAAGAGCCTCGCGCCTTGGTGCAATAGCAATCATACTAGTTATGTGCTCTCTAATAAAATCAAACAAACAAGATTGATTACAGAAATAATCCCAAATACCATTTTGATAACCATTGTATCTGCCTTGTTTAATCTTAATAGTTCTTAGTACCTTATTGCCTTTGCTGCCTCGCACTCTTGATAGTGTACGATTGGTATGGCAACTTGGGCCATGACACCAGTTATGACTCATGATCTACA